TATGAAAGGGGGCAGAGCCCCCTATGGTCACTTGGGTAACAAGGAGTAACCAATCCCCGATTGCCCCTTAGGCAGTGACGAGTTCGTCAGTGCGGGCAAATTCTCTCGTAAGAATACGAGATAACGCTACGATGTTGTTCGCAGCAGTGTCAGATGATTTTGCATCTGTGGTTTGCTCTCCGAGCAGGTTTTCAGTCATGCTCCGTATACCCTGTCGAAAGCCATGGCATCCCCTTGCAAGGTGGAGATGAGGGGAGTCGAACCCCTGTCCAGAATGTCGATCACATCACCTACATGTCTTTTAAAGAGTCATACATCAGGACTCGGAGTCAAGAATACATTACCAGCAATCGTTGATCCTGTGCCACCACTCAACACATAGTGTTCTACAAATGATGGGAATATTATTATATCACCATTATGCAATTCTGGTCTATAATCCATGTTGAAATACTCATCATACATGGCCATCTGTGACTCTACTCTAAACCTGTATGGGTTTAAGAATACAGTTCTTGACACATCAACGTCCTCATATATTATGAAACTCCACTGTGAGTAACAATGAATATGTGGATCTTGAAAATCTTGAGGTGTTTCGTATTTATTTCTCCATATTTCTTCTATTTTAGCAGCTCCATACTTGACACCAAGAGTGTCTATATTCCTTGCTATGATCTCTGATAGATGAGATATAGTCTCATGGCTTACCTGTTTATTTGTTCGCAAACTGGTTTTGAGTCTTGACCTAAATGTAGGTTCAAGACTTTCATCAATGATTTTAATTTTTTCCAGATCCACTTTATCAGTGAAAAATGGCACAGAAAATAATTCCATCAAATAAGTTTAGGTTTTTCCTTCAAGATTTCTTTACCAGTTTGTTTAGCGATATATGCTGCAAGTTCTGGAGTCTCTTCCCACTCCCATATTTGATTATGTTGTGGGTTCTTCTTTGTTATCGTGTGTGTGCGTTTTACCATCTTCAATCTCCTGTGATAATAGTGCGATTTCATGTTCAAGGCCAATAATCCTAAGTTCTGCATCACTGGCAGATCTCTCTAATGACCTTACCTTTGTTGATAGTTCTGCTATAGCGGCACCAAAGGCATCAATATTTTGAAGTAATAATTCATTTCCAAATGACTGTGGGTGTCCTTTTTCTGCATAGGCAGTGTCTTGTACTTTTTCACACTCTGCTTTATACTCCTCTCTACTCATTCTGTTTTCTTTTGCCATTACTGATACTCCATGTAAATGTTGCCCGATATTGTAGTTCCCTCATTACCTGAGTTGACCATGTGCATAAGGAATGATGGGAATATAATTATACTCCCTGGCCCTAGATCTGGTTTGTAATCTAATGGAAACTGTGTAACACACTGTCCTATCTGATTTTGAATATCTCTTATAGAGGGATTCAAAAAAGATGTCTTAGCATGTAAGTCCACATAGATTATGAAACTCCACTGGCATCGTGGGTGGATATGTGCATCTTGATAATGATGCTTGTCATATCTATTATACCACATATGCCCGAATTTGGGATTCATTCCTAACAATTCACCATCATATAAATTTTGATTTACAATACCTGATAAGTGTTCTATTGTTTCTTCGGGAACATCTAACTTTTTACTAAAAGTTGTAGGTACACCAGAATCCCATGTGGGTTCTACTTCCACCTCTGGTAACTTAATTTTGTCAAGATCAACCTTATCTTCAAAGATAGGGATAGCAAAGATTTCTTTCTTCATCAGAATATGCCGTCAGTAATGACTACCTCCTTTGTGCTTTTTTTGAATTGTTTTTTCATGTCATTGTGTAGTCTCTGTTGTGCTTGTTGTTGATTTAACTTATTAGCACTTGGTAATCCTTGTTGCCCAGGCAACTCATTTTCTGTCTCAGCAGTTACATCAACAATATGTGGTGGTAGTGGTTTGGGTGCATCTATCCTTCTATAAGTAAATTCTTCTCCTTCATGTAATTCAAGTGTTCTTATTGCATACTTTTCGTGACTACAATCACAGTATTTTCGTCCAAGTCCGTCATAACATGACCAATAAGGGTAGTGTATCATAAACCGTTCCAGTTAAAGTCCTCTAAAGATTCAGCCTGTGCAAGTTGGGTTCTTCCTTTCGCATTAGCATAACCTATTGCTTGTAAGTATCCCCAAGCCTGTCCCTCGTCAGTATCTCTTAGTTGTCGCAAGGTGACTGCTCCATTTATATAGTAATTAATCAGGGGTGTATTTTGTGCAATTATGGCATTCATTTCTGACTCGGCAGTAGTGATGGCAGAGTCGTAAGTTCCACAATCGCCTGGAATAGTTCCAGAGGGAGGTGTTCCTGTATATCCTATGGCAGCACCTGTGGTAGAACCTACACTTACTATTACTCTTTGTCCTAAAGATGCTGATGTAGTAACGACATCTCCATCACCACCTCTAACTCTAATCGTAGGCCACTGTAAATCACCAATATAATATTCAACTCTACCAGCACCAACGGCGGGTTCTGGTTCAGATGTTATCTCACTCCACTGGGGATTAATTTTTGGATCACCATTATTGATTAGTTCTAATCTATGTCCTTTACCAACATTAGCACCCTCTGCTATACCTATCTCTACTGGGTCTATTGGATTTTTAGATGATTGAAATTCTATATCATCTATGTCGCCAGGCCTAACAACTAGGAATGAACTACTCAAACCTGTTGCAACTGGAGGATCACTCAATGCTGCAAAGTTATATGCCGATATCACTCCAACATGAAAGTTTCTACCTACAGTTGCGGCAATACCTGATGAAACTGGATTACTCAAAGTAGCAAAGTCAAAGACCACCTCTATTGCAGTTGTGATACCATTTGCCTGTACATAACTGGTAATACCCACAGCAGTTCCAAATCCTGTGATAGTTGTGCCTGTTGGTATGATTCCAGCACTGGTCTTATTTGCATTGTCGTATATCTCATCTCCTATGTTGAAATCAGTAATAAATCCTACCCTCTGATCTCCATATATCTTATTGTCTGCAGCAGTACAGAATCCACTGACTGCATAGTTTTGTGCTGCATAGTTTGTAGTTCCTACCCCTGTAATTGAAGGTGCGGTCTGAAATATGATAGGATTGTCTAAGGAATCTTTTACCAAGTCTCCTATCTTAAGACTTGTTTGAGCAGTCACAGTACTAAGTCCTACTATTTCTGAGGCATCATCATCTAGTATAATCAAGGCACCACTACCAGCATTTGCATCAGCAGTATTGATTTTTAGAACAACGTTAGCACCATAGTCTCTATTTTTGGGGTGTCTGTAAAACTTTGCTCCGTAATATCCTAAGAATTGAAACGTGTTTGGGTCTTTCTGTACTTCATATATTATTACTTCTTGATCATTATTATTGTAAAGTCTTAAAGATTTTGTTTCTATCTGTACCCACTTCAAGTCACTTCTACAACCATGAGATATTCTATTCAAATATGCAGTTTGAACAGCAGTTATCTTCTCATTGATAGGTGCAACTAAAGGAGGAACCTTTTCATCTAGTTTGATTATTAATTCATCGTACTCATCAATGATGGCATCAACAATCGCCAGTGACTCATTGATAGATGCTGCACTTTGTTTCTGTCTATCTCTATTAGCCCTAAGTCTTTTTGCAATGTTAAAAGCATCAGCAGACATTATTCAATACCTCCTAGCTGAACAAAATCCTCGCCTGGATAGTCTTTCATACTTTCTCCCTCGTATTCTGTAATCAATGGCTTGAGATCCTTTCTCTCAGCATGAACTATGTAACTACAACGTATTGTGTGTACATTGAAACCATGTGGATTGACCAATATACTTGTTTTATCTTTCATTCTAGCAATAGAATAACATAAATTTTGATGAGATCCAATGGGTGTTAAGTGAACTGTAATAGTTCTATCGTCTACAAGGTCTTTCCAGTAGTCAGGAAGTTCTATCTCATTAGTTCCTTGTAACTCTCCTCTTACATATACACCTATCTCTGGGCCTTCTAAGGATACATGTCTCAATCTCCACCCATCTTTACTTGGGTGTTTGATATCAAATGGTTTAGCAGGCAAGGCTCTGGCAGTCGCCAACTGTCCATTTAACCATGAACAAGAAATAACACCTTTAACTGTGAGTGTTCCACCAACCTGACATTGCCCTGCTATGTCTACATTTTTATTGAACTGACAATCATCATTTCCAACATTCAAGGCATGTTTAGTACTGGTATCAAATGTCTCCTCTATAGCATATCTTTTAGTAGGAGCAAACGTGGTTCTTTGACTATAATAAAAGTTCTCACTATAAAATTCTGATGTTCCTGATCTAAACAGAGAGAACCCATCAACCTGTAGAGCTAGTTGTTGTCCTTTGAGTTTAGATGCAAACTCGTGATCCAGTTCTTGTTTCTTACCTTCGTTACATTCAAACTCAGGAGGGCCAATCATGACACTTGCCTGTGCAATACCTATGTTAGGAGTGTTGTTAAAATAAGATGGGCCACTAACAGACAGTGTGCCTGGAATATACTCCCAATGAGGAGATCTATCCTCCAAGAATGACATATCTTTCGTGCCAACTTGGAGTTGATCTGTTACGCTGTGAAACGATACTTGAAAGCCCATTATCTAGATATTCCTAAAAAACTCTAAAATTTTATTATTTAAAACTGTCATTATACCAGCAGCATATTTGGCTCTTTTCTTTGTGTCCATAGTGTCTATGTTGCAAGCAGTGGCACCAGCCATATCAACAAACTGTCCACACATTGTCAATTGATGTCTCGCCAAAACATTTACGTTGGTAGCTTTAATACTTAAGATAGCTGAATCTAAGTTAATCTTATCAGGAGTTGAGAATTTTATTTCCTCAGTTGCCTTCAAATGAATGTTGGCCGCCTCTAGTTCTATGTCTCCATTTTTAGCTTCAATCTTGATGTTCCCATTTTTGGCCAGAATAATTTTTGACATATCTTTGTCTGAATTATCCTCTCCGACATACTCATAAGAACAATTATTTACAACCAACTTGTGTTGTCCGTTCTTATACCATGCCATACCCTGTAGATTGTCTGTTGTTACAGAGTAGTCAACATATTCTCCCTTTAAATCTCCATCAGGAATCTTTATACCAGAAGCAACTCTAAAGTTAGGATAGTTACCATAGTATTCTTGGGTTTTCGGTTGTTGTTGATCTAAATTACGGAGGTGAGCCGCTCTAGCAGCAGCACCATCACCAAAAAAACTGTCAGTCATTAGTATCCACCCCCACTTGTTCCGCTAGACCCACCAGTATTAGTGTTGTTATTAGTAGGAGGAGTATAAGGTTGTTGAGTTGACGGCTGTGATGGTTGAGTCGTTTGCTGAGGTGTAGTTGTATCACTTGTGTTAGATTGACTCGTTGTAGTGGTGTCGGAAACATCTGTCTGTGGAGTTGTTGGTGTAGTGGTTGTCGATTGGGTATAAGTCACTGGGGCAGATTGACCGAGACTTTCTTCTTTCGTATTGTATATGGTATCATGTGGTGTGGATACATGTGTTGCACCAACCATCTTACGTCCTGTTGTGGGGTGAACATGGAAATCACCATAGTAAGGATTACCATTTACCCAACCAACTTGTGTCTTAGGTAAACTATAAACACAGTCTACCACATTTACTACGAGAGTTCCAGCACTAGGTCTTTCACCTATGTCTGAAACGAAGTCTGGACTATATGAAACAACTGGAAGTAACTGAGCTCCCAATCCTGTCTTTGTATTTATTGTCACTGGAGGAATGACAGTATGTTTATCTTTGCAACTTATATTTCTAATACCAACTATAGATCCAGCAGGGGTTAATAAGAAATCGAAGGTACACTGTCCCACTTGACCTGTATCCCCCGAAGTATATCCAATTCCAGGCTTCTGTGGTATAAGATTAGTCACAATACCCACTGCCTGTGTACCAATTCCAGAAACTCCTCTTGTTGTAAAATTATAAGTATCTGTTCTTGCCATTCCAGCAAAGTTATTATCATTCAAATCTTTAAATGACCCCTCTGTCATTGAAATATAATATTCTGTGTCTGGTTTGAAATTTGCATTTGGATCTATTTTTATAATTCTATCGGATAGAAATGTTATTCTGTTATTATCTCCTATGGGAATGATCTCATGGACGGCATTACTAGTGGTTTCTGTGATAGTAATGTTACCAACACCCTTAACTATTGCTTCATTAAATGTAACTGACAGAGTTGCAGCGGTCTGAACACCAACAGCATCATCAGATGGAGTAGTAAATGTTATAAATGGTGCGACAGTATCTAAATTAGTTCCATCATCACCAATACCAGCAGTAATACCAATACCAGGCCCCTCTGTGACAGGGTACTTAGGTGGAACTACGTTAGTTGATGGGCAATATCCCTCTCCAGGCGTTACCATATACACATCAACAACAGATCCATTTTCATCTATTATTGTTTGTGCCTTCGCTCCTCCACCATTGTTAGTCTTATCAATGATCGAAACAACTGGTGGATTAGTATATCCAAACCCTCTCTCGATTATTTGTAGTGTTAATATACTTCCGTCTACTGATGATACAATTGGAATCATTGCAGCAGTTCTAGTTCCATCTCCGTATACCTCTACCTTTGGTGGGATACAATCAGGCCAAATGAAACCTGGCGGCACACTATCTGATAGGTCATCTTGATTCTTTGGACTACTTACTTTATCATTACAATCTGCTAACTGAGGAAGGCCTTTGTTGAGAATACTTAATACTGAGAATCTATCATTGATACTTAGATTGAAAAAGCCAGGGTCAGATATATTCAAACCAGAAGTTGTGGGTATACTGGATAGGAAATTAGATTTATCTATTATAGAACTGAATGATAGACTAGGTTTCTTCCTAAGTCCTCCTTTTTGTGACCAATCCTCGTACTCTTTACATTGTAGAGAATCACACTCTAGGAAAGACATTAATGAGTCTGTGAAACTTGATACTTTATCTAATAAACTACCCACATTACCTATTGACCCTGTTAACCAATCTAAACCCTGCATGATTGGTGCTAATCCAGCCTTTATCGCATCATTGATTCCAGCCATCAATACACCCACAGCCTGTTCAATGGCACAAATAGCTGCGTTTAGTGCTCCATTCTTGATGAGATCTTCAAACAAAGATTTAACTTGGTCTTTAAGATCAAACCCTATCTTTTCAAACACACAATACACCACATCCATAATTCTCTTAAATGCGGATACTACTGGTGTCTTTTGAGCCTCTTGAACTTCTACTCCTATAAAATCTCTATATCTTTTAGAGAGATATGCTGTTACCTTATCTCTAAGGGTTATAACAATTTTTCTCATTGCACCAGTGGCAAGTCTTGAAGCTCTATTGACCTCTTTCCTTATATCTACTAAGAGATTTCTAGATGTATCAACCCACTCATCTGCATATTGGGTTAGACTATTAACTGTTTTTAAAAAACTACCTATCGTATGTGTAACTTCACTAAGGGCATCATTACCCTTATCACAAGCATTAGACATACTAACAGTTTCTGCTGCACCTCTGTTAGAAAAAGCACCTTCACTCTGAACTGCTTTACTTGATCCTTCTAAAAGACTTGAATCAACTTTTTCACCAGATGGAGTTTCTTTGTCTTTTAATTTACCAACTTCATTGTCTGCATTACCAGATGGTGTAGTGCCTCCTTCCTTATCTTCCTGTAGAGGTAGACTTGTAGGGCCTTCTACCCCTGCCTCTCTACCACTAAGAACACCAAAAACATTCTCATTACCAATATCATCTTCTAGTGGTGGAGTGTTCTTAGGCCCCAGTGAGTTGATAGTTCTTGCTAATGCACCAAATATAACTGGTTGTTGTCCTTCTTCTCCATCTAAAAAGAAACCAAATACAGTTTCTCCTCCCATCATTCGGGAACTGTCACCCATATTTCCTTGACCAGCTCCAGATGTTGCATCTACTAGAACATGAGCCCAAGGCAAATCTTCATCTGGTAAGATGTTCTCATCAAATGGATGATATCCTATTATTCTAACTTTACACCTAAAAGCCCATCCAGCATCCGTATCTGTAGCTTCGTTACGCCAAACACTAGGTTCAGCAACTCGGCCTATCCACCATACGAATCCATCTCGGCCAACAAAGTTGGTCTTTAGTAGGGCACTGTCTAACATTAGTCGTCATAAACCAAGCATTCTGGTTCATCTGGGTGCATATCACAGAATAATTCTAGTGCATTAGGGTCATGATGATCCCCTGCTTCGATCTCTTTTTTATGATGTTCTGCATACTCTTCTAATTCATGCAATTCTTCCTTAGCATGTCTGCGAGCTGCAGGGCTTGCTAGTGGATCTTCTGCAATCTTTTTGTCTTTTTCGATGTGTTTTTCTATACTTTCCATAGTTTCTCCTTATGTAAGCCCATATGAATCTCTCACGAGATTTAAGGCAGTTATGTTTTTTCCTTGACTCAATTGAAAATGATGTCGTAAAGAACGTATCATATAGAACCCACTGAGTTCTTTATCAATTTCTTTATTCTTTTCACTTTTCAATGGCCCTGTCGCTGGTATTTCAACCTTAATGATATCTCCAGCTCTCAAGTTAATGTTACATGGTACATTAATATTTAGGGACTGTTGGAAGAGCAATGTATAGCGAGAGAACGCTTTTGCCATGTCAGCATCTGATCTACCAGATCCTTCCACATCATCATCTTGATTAGTTGTTAATGATGGAGTTAACATACCTGTGTCTCCAATTCTAACTAAAACTCTAGAAGCATTCTTACTAACATCTCCAGCTGGTATTGGAACAGTCCCGCCTGCAACAGACATGCCATCCTTTTCTACTTCTTCTCTTAATGAATGTGGTATTGCCTTCGTAGTCCAGTCTAACGGATTATAAAAATATGTCAAGTTTGAATATAATCCAACTCTTAAATTTTTCTGTAAATTAGTTGCAGAATCCATCATATAACTGACAATTTGAAAATTATTTTCTGGTTCTGGAGCTGAGTCAATTAGACTAGTAGCTGTATATGTTTCAATTGCTCTTTCTGGTGACTCTTGGGATTGTACTTTTTTAGATTCAAACTCTCCTGTCTGTGCCAACAAACCATCTACAGATTTGAACTTATATCCATCATATGTTTCGTAGAAAAAGAATCCAGAAGTTCCTCCTACCTTTCCTTCCTTCAATGGTTGTGCCTTAGGGCATAACCAACTCAAAATATAGAATGGTTTTCTATTGTTACCTATGAATGAGTATGGTGTACTACAATCTTCTATCTCCACTCTCTCGTCAAATTCTTCCTTACTAATATTGAATATGTTTGGATCTTTAAGAATGTCTGCAACATGGGTACTTATGTTTGCCTTGGCATATTTTTTCTGACATCGAGTAGTTTCATTCATTAAATTCTCCAAAGAACTTAATGCTAATGTAAATGATTCTTGTCCCTCTTTCTTCCTGACATCTTTAATCGCAGTAACATATAATGGATTTGAAAATTTTTCATTATCACCAAATGTAAGATCTCCATTTCCAGTACCAAATGTAAGATCTACTCTTTCATATCCTCTGATTGGGAGTCTACTCAATATATTAGTGGTATCACTCACACGAATATAGGCTGTTATCGCTGGTGATAAAACATCTTCATAGTAATCAAAAGTAATAATTTTATCAACAATACTCTCGGCATTCAACCTACCATCATTTTCCGAATCTTTCTTGTCGCCTGCAAACTGAATTTCTTCGTCTATTGTGATTGTTGCTTTTTTAAAATTAACTTTTTTAATATTTGTCATGATGCCCCCAGTTCATTGAATAAGAAAGCTTGCATAACCTCTCCATCAGTAGAACCCATAATCATTGGCACATCAGGTGGTGGTGTTCCTTGAGGTAGTGGTGGAGCACTGGCTGACGGTGATGGTAAAGGAATTGGTATTGGTATAGGAGAGGATTGTTGTACTTCACCACCATCACTATACTCTGGATATGTCATGACATCTTGAAGAATACCCCCTTGAGAGTATGAATTAAGTCCATCTATTTTCAAGAATCCTCCCATAGATTTGCCTCTAACCTGTTCCATCATTTTATCTTTTCTTTCTTGTCTCTTCTCTTCTTTCTTAGCTGCTTCCATTTGAACCTTAGCATAATTTATGGTGCCTGGAACGTAAGAGTTTAGATGTTCTGTCATCGCTGGTATATCATACTCTCCTGTCTTGGGATCTTTAAATTGTTCATAATCTTTGAAGGTCTTTTTGAATGTCCTTAAAGCTTGTTTTACTTCTTTGTCAATACTTACACCAGAAACTTCTTTAACTGTAGAAGCACCCTCCGTCATGTATTTCTCGACCATTCTGGCTACATCTCCCCATTTCTCTGCCATCATTAGGCCTACATTGGGGAAATATGTACCATCAACTAATTGTATAACATATTGTGGCCCTCCAAGATTTTCTACAAGAAATTCATACTGTTCCATCGGTGTCATCAATGATGATTTTGATTCTACTTTTGCAACCTCACCCTTCTTTTGGGTCGTAGTGCTTTCATACTTTCTTCCTTGAGTATCAAGATTCTCGTGAACTTTATCTATGTCCGAGTACTTATATAATTCAGAATCCTTATCTATTAGAGCCTGTCCAAATACCTTCTCTGCGTTCATTCCACCAGCACTAAAACCTCTTAAATATCCACCAGAACTAAAACCTTTCTTGAAGCCCATCGCCTGTGCTTCTCTTTCTCTTCTTTTTTGAAGAGTAGGATCTTTTTTGGTATGAGGAGTGTCCATTGGTATAACAAAGGCACCATTACCATCTTCTTTCGTACGAACTTCCTCAGTTCCATGGCCAATAAAGTCAACACCCTTACCTGTTAAGGATACTGGATATCCAGATTGAGGCCCTTGAATGATACCACCCCTTGCAGCCTTTGGAAGTTCTTTATATTTTTCCTTGACAGTTTCTATTTTGGCTTTGATCTCATCATGCTCAGTGGAATCTCTACCATGTATGTCTATTATTCTTTTTCTTTGTTTCTCTAAAGAAAGTCTCTCTAATGCAAGTTTTTTCTTCTCATCTGTCAATTCTTTGGAAGCAGATTTATTTGCATCAGGTTTTACCGACTTAACAGCTGAGACAGGATCTACTTTTTTGTCTGTAATGTTCTCTTTAAGTCTTATCTTAAGTTTTTGAACTGCCTCTTCAAATTTTAAAGCTGTTTCACCACTAATCGTAACATCTTCTAGTTTTTCTTTTTTGTCATCTACTATCTCTTTTTCTTTCTTAACTTGTTCCTCAGCATCTTCTTTCTTTTCCTCTTCCTGTAATTTATCTTCTACAGGAGGTTCCTTTTGTTCTTCTACTTTCTGTTCTTGTTTTACAGTTTTAATCTGGTCAATCTTCTGTTTACTTATCTCCTTTCCAGTTTCTGCTGTTTCCTCAACAGCCTTCATTCCTTCATCTTTTATCTTCTGTTCTTCTTCTACTTCTTTCTTTAATTCTTTTTCATCTCCTTCAAAATCTTTCTCAATATCTACAGGTTCATTCTGTTTTGATTGATTGTTTCTTTGAAGTAAAAGAGGCAATCCCAATACAACACCCAAGGCGCCATCAGCAAGACCCTTAAGGAATCCTCCTCCTCCGCCACCTCCTTTATCCTCTTCCATCTTACTGACAAAGGTTTCAGCTTTAGAAATAGTTGATTCTGATGGTTCGTCTTTATTTTTTATCTTGGCCGTAGCCCCTTTCATAAAACGTTTGAACCCATTTATTTTTTTCTCAGCACCATCAACCGCTCCTTGAGCCTTTTTATTAATTTTTACTTCTGATACAGATGTTTTTCCAGCCATTATAGTGAACCTACTATGTTAAATACGGATTTTGAGTGTAAGACATGCATGTTATTTAAGTCTACTGCAACTAAACCAGGCACACTGTTCTCTGGTTTTGTTAACTCTCTTTCCATTTTTTTACCTTGTGCAGGCTTACCACCACCTCCCGCTTGTAATGCAGCCGCAGCTGCTCCTCCAACAGGTTTGGTTCCAGCACCACCTTGAGAAGATTTTGCTGGTTTTGATACAGAAGCAGCTACAGCAGCTCTCTTTGCAAGTGGTTCTTTACTCGGTTGAAAGAGTGATTTTACTAGATTGATTCCACTTCCCACTTTACCAGTAAGTCCACCAGTTAAGAAATTGGCAGCATCACTTTTCAGAAAGTCACCGATACCAGATCCAATCTTACTACCCATTCCACTAATACCACCCATTAAACCACCAAGTAGATCCTTACCCTTTCCAAGTAATCCACCAATAGGGTTATAACCTTTTGCATACTCACCTCTTACATTCTTCTGTTTCTTTCCACTAAAGTTACCACCTTCTCTTCCTCTATCCTTTGCTCCCATTCCTCTCATTCTTTTCTTGGCCTTACCTTTATCTTCTGCTTTTTTCTTTTTCTTTGTTGAAGGATCTATTCCATATATTTGTAAGTTAACAAAATCTTCCTGTGGTAAATTCAATATCTGTTCATGCTTTGGATCATCTCCAATGCCTGAATAATATGCCTTTTGTGTTTGTTGTTTATGTACTCTTCTTCGTACATTTCCCTTAGCTTTATTATCTGCTGCATGGGGTTCTCTGGGGTGAGTTATATCTACAAATCTTTCATAGCCATTGCTTCCAGTATCGTCAAAGGTCACACCCAGCTTGACTAGATCTTGATAATTTTCTGGCTCTTTTTTCTTTTTCTTTCCAAATCCTAAAACTCCACCAATAAATTTTTCTGGTATTGGTTTGTCCAGAGGAGTAGATTCTTTTTCTCCCTCTCCTTTAGGTTTACCAAAGTCTAACACACCATCAAGTTTGGCCAAAATACCAGAGAAAATAGTATCAGTCTTTCCTGTCTTCTTTTCTTTCCTGTCTTCTTCTTGTTTCTTTTCTAATTTTTTCTTCTTTTTTCCTCTTATAAAGTCAATGCCCTTCTTAAGTAAATTTCCACCAACAGCGACAGCACCACCAACAAGTCCAACTTTGGCGATAGCTGGAGCAGCAAGCATTGCAATACCAGCAACTGCAAGACCTTTGAATACGTTACCTATTAATCCTCCACCTTTCTTTTTCTTGTCTTTCTTTCCTTTAGATAACTTATTGATAAAGTCTGTTGCTAATTTATTTGCCTTCTCCATGAGTTCAGTATTTTTGTCCATATTATCTTTTAGTCCATCAAGACCACCAGCAAACCCATCCAGAGAACTCAAACCACCATCAAATATCTTACCTAAGAATTTGTTAGGATCAAATGAATCTACCTTCTCTTCTACTTTACTTGATAACTTTGGAATTAAATTCTGAACTCTAGACTCTACAAGTTTATTAATCTTCCTGATACCACCTTGTTTCAGATCCCCTCTGATTGGTTTTATCTTCGGTAATACAGATTTTAGTCCACCAGAACCTTTTACCCCAGCTATACCTTTCTTTGCACCTCTAACAGCTTTCTTACCAGCTATTGCGGTCTTTCTTACAACCTTAGACTTAGACACACGTTTGGCAGCATTCCCGATCTTTGTCATTGCTGATCCGCCAAATTTAGCCATTGCGTGCTAATCCCTCTCGTGTTCTTTGTTTGAGTTGTTCTTCTTCAATGTGAAGTTTGAGTAGTCCCACATAGATATCCCTCTCCCACGGAGGCATATTCTCTATTTCCCATAAACTATATTTATGGTACTGCATGAGAGCGAAATTGATTTTGAAGTATGTCTCAAGATCAACATGAGACATACTTAGGCGAAAAAATCCGATAGCCCCTCTAATACCACCGTATTTTTCTTTTTAGTATTGGGATTAACTACCTCTAGTGTATGTGTCAATTTAGGCATAGTCTCAAAGAATTTTTCAATCTTAGCAAACTGTGCTGATGTCAATGACTCAACCCACTCTTTCAATTCTTTTTTAGTACACTCAGCTGCTGAAAACATCTCTTCATCATTATAAACCATGTCTATACTGGATGCTACCATATCAAATGATTTGTCAACAACATCCTTACCTTCAAGTTCACCAAAGTTACTATCTACAAACTGACTTAGTGATGGATACTTCATTTTTACAGTGTAACCATCTGATAGTTCTACGTCTGGAGAATGATCATCTGATCTAGACACTGTAATTTCATCAATGGAAATAGTTACAGGCACTTCTGTTTCTCCGTCATCTCCGCAAGTGACAAGTAAATCTATAGTTTCACCCACAGATTTGCCACGAACATTCAAGAACAGATATTCAATATCAAAACTAGGTAGTTGATCAATCTTGATCCCCTTTGATATAACACATTCTTTTAGAACCTGTTTTACAGCATTGGTAATTTGTTTATTATCTTGTGATTCAAGAGAAAGTATGAGAATCTTCTCTTCTTTTACAAGAAACGGTCTGTATTTTATTGCTTTCCCTGATGAGGGCAACTTCAATTCATACTCTGCCGTTGTAATTTTTGGTAAAGGCATAATAAGTAATTATTCTTTATTATTTAGAGGGTTAATTTGGCGCTTTATCTACTTGGTTTTCAATAGTATTATTGGAAGTAACTAGACTTGAAGCTCCCTTAGTTGGAGTATCTGGCGCTGGTGTTCCATTGTTATTAACAATATAGTACCTATCGTACGAAAAGTCAACTACAACCTGTATAATAGAACCTGTTTGGTAATTAAGAGGTATATCTTGTATGGATATAGGAAAAGCATTTACAAAGTTGTAAGTAAGGGCATTTGGTTTATATTCTTCGTCTTTGGTTGGGCCCATGTCATAATAACTTTTACCCTTCTGTCTTCTGGTTCCAAAGCTCCTTACTTCATGTCCAAAGGTAGGATCTATTGATGTTATAACATCATCCCTTTTTTCTGGTTTGAAATCTCTTTCAAATTTTGTAATTTTTATATTTCTTTTGTAATCGTGTGGATATCTTTGTCTATGAAAGGCATATCTTTCACCATGATTAGGGTATCCGCCTGGATATCCCTGTGTGTGTCTAATTCCCTCTTGTGTAATATACAAAGGATTCATGAAGTTCATCCACTCTTGAAATAATTTCAATATCTTATAATCATTAGATAAGTAAAAAGATATTGATATATCAGTATATTGTCTCTGTGTTGCAAATCTTTCTCTAATACCCTGTCTACTTCCCATTTCTTGTGCAACTGACATAGATGTGCCAGGCAACATTGCTTCATTTGCTAGTAGTTCGTATCTCTCTTTATCTCCTTCTTCCATCAATCCACATGATGTAAACCATTGACTTAGATCGTTTGCATTTCTCTCTTGTTCATATATGCCAGATGAGGCGGCATTCAACTCTACTGGAAAAGAATCTTTAGGTTCTGCAAGAGTTCTAGCAAAATCTAATTCAACTTGAAAGAAGTTTGATAGAGCTGGGGCACCTAGAGATACTCTGAACTGGTCTAAATTCTTTACTATCCTATCGTTGCTGAAATAACTTTTCTGTTGCCTGGCCATCTAAATAAAATATGACTTATCATACTATGTATATGTCTTATAAGGGAAAATTTAGGCCAAAACATGTAAAAAAGTATAAAGGTGATCCCACTCAGATCGTTTATAGATCATTATGGGAGAAAAAGTTTATGCAATATTGTGATCTTACTGAGAGTGTGAGTCAATGGCAGTCTGAGGAATTCTGGATTCCATATAAGAATCCCATAGACAATAGGGTACACAGATACTTTCCAGACTTTTTTATCAAGTACAAGGACGGCAACGGTAAAAGTAGATCAGTTGTAGTCGAAGTTAAACCTAAAAAACAAATTAAAGAACCTAAAAAGAATCCAAAGAGGAAAACTCAAGCATGGCACTATGAAGTTAAAACATGGGTCGTAAATCAGGCAAAGTGGGAGGCTGCAAAACAATTCTGTGCCGATAGAAAGTACGAATTTAAACTGATGACAGAAGATGATCTAGGTATTTCACATGATCGCAGACGATATTAAAGAACAAGCTAGTGTTGAACGAAAGCCTGACTCATGGTATGTTGGTGCTTTAGAACAGGCACTGATAGAAGTACAACAAAGAACTGGTCAAACATTCGATCAGGGTGGGGTTAAACAAGGAGACTTGTTTTTCTTTTCATATAATGCTGGGTCATCACAATATTTGCAATTTTGGGATGTTCAACCCTTAGCTGTGGTTGTAGGATTTTATGAAGATGGGTTCTTGGGATGTAATCTACATTACATAAATCCAGATTATCGTGATGTAATTGCAAATAACCTACTAAATAGTCGTGGAGAATCACCAATTCCTAAAAACAGCATACATAGATATAAGTATTCTGGTATCAGAAGTATGTTCAAAGTTCCTCGTGATGAGGATTGGGCAGAAATATCGTTATTTCCTACTGAACAATTTGTAGATCATAGGGGTATGAGGTATCCCAAATATAAAGCTTTCAATGCTCGTCATCAACGGAGAAGAAAATAGTGGCACTATTTGAAGAAACAGTAACAACTCGAACAAGAGCTAATAATTACTTTAACCAACAAACAAATCAAGGTTATATTAATGGTAATCCAGTTGATCTGAATGAGTATAATAGGTATGTTAATTTAGATTCAGACCAAAAACTTGAAGAATATGGTATACCAAATCCAATACCAGCAAATCAATATGGCCAAGAACTTAATATTGATGTACCTATCACTCAAAGAGATAAGGATGGTAATGTCACAAATTATAAGGTTTTCTATAGTGAAACTGAGGGAACAACTATTCGTCCAGTAGACGCAAATGGTGAGCTTAAACCAAACGAGCCACCGATATACAAAAATGGAGTTTTTGATAGATCCCAGTTAACAAGTAATGCTAATATATTTGTGCCAGGAGACGAAAGGTGGAGTAATGCTGAACTAGATCAAATTGATGAAGCAGTAAAAACAAGCACTTCTAATCATATCAATGCAACTGCACCTGGCACTGTAAAACCATCATGGGTTAAGAAAGAAAATATCAAGGTAAATCCTAGAAACTTGAACTCATTGATTGAGTTGCAAATGTGGAACAAGAAAGAAAATTATCCGACAAGTGGTACTAATTCTGGGTCTGGGCCAGGATATGAAGGTGGTTCTGGTAATGGTCTAGCATTGATGGAGGGAACCAAAAAAGCATTTGCTGGTTCTGAAGCTGCAGATGGCATGTTTAAAAAGATAGTCAAATATCCAATGGATATGGCTAATAACATGGATCATATGTTCATACAATGTTATTCATATCGTGCTCCGTATGCAAAAACTTTTGACGGTAAGTACGGAGAAGGTCTTTTGCAGCCTGGCAAAAAAAGAGAAAGTGGTTTAGCGTTCGGTGCTGAAAGATATAGTCCATATAAAAAGAAATTAGGTGCTGGTATCAAACTACCGATGCCTAACAATATGATGGATGAGAATGGAAGAAGTTGGAGTGAAGAGTCTATGACCAATAAACAAATGGGTAGTGCTCAGATAGCTGGTAAAAATGTGATTGGTAGTTTATTAACAGGAGATTTATTTGGAACAGGCCCTACCATAAGAAATACGGCACTAAATGCAGAAATGTTGACTCAAGAATCTACTAGAGGATTGATTTCAGCTGAGAAAATAGCACAATTAGCTGCAGACTCTGGATTAACTGCTGAACAGATAATGCAGAGAAGTGTTGGTGTTATATCTAACTCTAATACAGAATTGTTATTTGCTGGTGTAGTTTTAAGATCATTTGAATATCAGTGGACTATGAGTCCTAGAAACAGATTAGAAGCTGCAAACGTTAGAATGATTATTCGTGCATTTAAACAGTGGTCTGCACCTAAGAAAACTAGAAAGGTTGATAATGGAGAGAACACCAACGTAGGTAAAGCTGGTGGCCCTTCATTCTTCTTAGGAACTCCAAACATATTCAGATTGAGATTTGTTACTAATGGTAATAGAAGTATTCTTGGTGTGAATAAATTTAAACCATGTGCTTTAACTAACGTTAGTCTTAACTATACACCAGAAGGTCAATGGTTGGCATATGAAAATGGTATGCCTATTGCAGTAAATATGTCTCTAAGATTTGCTGAATTAGAACCAATATATGATACAGATTATAGTGAGGATGTTGCAGAGGATAGACAATATGATCCTAATGATCCAGAATCAACTGGAGATCTTTATCCGATCAGTGAAATAGATCAAAACAGTCCATACAGTTCAGACGTAGGTTACTAAAATGCAAGGATATTTTTCTTATTTTCCAAACTTAGCGTATGTTTCTAGAACTACGGATAGATCATCTAATGATGAGTTTATACCTGTAAAGAACATATTCAGAAGGCCTAAACTTCGTGATGACTTAAAAAATGTAATAACAGCATTTGAAGATTATATTATAACTGGTGATGATAGACCAGAACAAGTCTCTGAAAGAGTGTATGGAGATCCTAGATATGATTGGGTTATCTTGACCACAAATAACATTACTAAAGTCAGAGACCAATGGCCCTTGAGTGCTAATGACTTTCAAAATTATATCTTAGCAAAATATGGAACTGAGGAGAGACTATCAGAGATTCATCATTATGTTACTGAGTTATTACTAGATGATTCTTTTAGAGCAGTTGTTCCAGAGGGATTAATTGTAGATTCTAATTTTGAAAGTAGATATCTTGGAGATGGCTCAGAAATCACATATAGTGGTACAGATCTTCCTAATCTATCAACTGTGGATAATGTAGGCACAGTGAGAGATGCAGATGGTAATGTGGTATCACATACAAATGTATTTTCTGTATCTAACTATGAATATGAAGAGAATCAGAATGAAGCAAAAAGAAGAATAAAAGTATTACAACCTCAATACTTAGACGTAGCAGTTTCTGATATGAGAAAAATTATGAAATATAGTAAATCTTCTCAGTTTATTAGTAATAGACTAAAAGGAATGTATAACCCCAGATTGAGTGGGTCATAAAAAAAGGGGTCGTAAGACCCCTTTTTTATTGTTTACTCTTCTGCGAGTTTTTGGAAGTAACTCAGAGCATCATCTTCATCTTCCGTCGTTGCGGTTGCAGCAGCAGAGAGATTAGATATCTCGTTTAGTTCCTCAGTGGATGGGCGATTTAACCCTTCACTTAGATCTTCTAGTTCTTCGGTGTCCATTTGAGGTGTGACAACTGCCTTTCTGGCAAGAACTGAATCTAAACGTGCTTTAAGTTCATCATAAGACTTAAATTGATCAGCAGCAGTGAACTCACTGAGGTCATAGATCTTATCATAGATCTTTTCTAACTCAGCATCATCATCTAAAAGTGCTTCTGTCTTACCAAACTCTGAACTATCATAGTTCCAGAATCCAGCAACTTGTTTAATCTTCAACTTGAAGTTTGCACCTTTCCAGAAATCAAAAGGATTGATTGGTTCTTCATCTTCAAACTCAGGTTGCATAGAAGCAGTGATCTTATCAAAGA